CCTGCCGTAATTATTGTTTTCTGAGGCTTTCGAGGAAAGGCCGGAAAGAAGGATTCGCTTGTCTTTTTTTTGTCCTCTCCTTGCCTTATGAGTTATCGGTTTATGATTAAAAAGTAAAATAATGATTCAGACTGTATTGAAAAGAGATGGCCGTGTAGTTGGCTTTAATGAGGAGAAAATCGTTGCTGCAGTGAGAAGAGCGATGCTGCATACCGATAAAGGAGAAGATATGCAATTGGCACATGAAATT